ATGCTTTATCAGCCGAGTGATAAAGCATGATATTCTCATCATACGAAGCGTATAATGTATCCTCTTCCTCAACACTGTGAGCCATAACAAAATCCACGTACGCACCTGGGTTCGATCCAGCCAATGTAAGACTGAGTTCCCTGATGTTTCCGTGGATTACATCATTACCTATCTGCTTTAACTGATTTGCCCATATCGATAATGATCTAACATCACCTTTCTGAACCAGTTTCTTCGCCATCTGACCCTGTTCAGTATCATTGAATATACCGTATGCATAAACACCATCTTTACGATTTTCCAATACCGCATGTCCTAATACAGCATTAGGGTCATTGTGTTCATGGTTCCACACAAGCGGAACCTCACAGCCATCGTTATCAACGAATGCATTCTGTCGTATTGTTCGACCATCCTGACACAGCAAGTCATTTCTAGTAGCATAGCCACTAAAATCGTAGTTACTCATTTTGACTTTTTCCTCCTTCTCCATATTCTTCATTTCCCTCACTAGGAACATTATCTTCTTTAGCCTGACTAATGTTACTATTAATAAGCTGGTCCGCCTTAGGGTCATTAGAAGGCTTCATTCCAACAATCTGGCGAATTTCATTTGAAGTCATAATTTCATTTCTAGTGAATTTATCTGCGATTTCAGCAATATCGTTTACTGGAACCAGTTTAAATGGGTCTCTAAAGAACGATATTGATTGCAGCTGAGTACGAGCTGTTTTTGTAAGGAACTTACGCTTCAGCTCATCAACGATAGCCGATACAATCGGTTCGACTGTTCGGTTGTTATAGTTAAGCATTGTTTTTTCATCAGCAGTTCCGTCTAAAACTGACTGAGTAATGCCTATTTGACTGTATACCATATTAGTCAGGTATTCGACTTGTTTCATGAGATTATTTTCTACCGAACGGTTAAGCTGAGTGATTTTCTCGGTACCATCGGTATATGCAATTCCATATTTACCTTCTGCTAACTGTTGTTCTATATCTTTTCGACGCTGATTAGCCTGTTCACGTCTCGCCTCTGACTTGACTACATACGGCAACTGAATGATCAAATCCAGCTTTCCTGATGCCGTTTGTTCATCTGTCACATCTAGTAAACTTAATTTTCTCATAAGTCGCTGCATCGTTGAATTAGGCTCATTGACTATGGCGAATAATGGATTTTCAATAATTGCAACGTCTCGCTTAGCCAGTATAAGGTCTTCTTTCTCTCCAGTACGGTCATTGTAAAGCCTTACTTTGACATGTGCTGGATACCATTCAAGAATCTTTCCAGTTCTCATTGTAAGTATGTCATATGAATCAGTGCTTGCTGGATTCAAATCAGTGTCAACTGGAACAAGTGCAACCACACCCTCATCTAACATAGACATAACTGCATCCTGTATAAATGCTCGTCCACTCTGGTCTACATTTGCTTCCAGATTCAAACAATTGTTGAGTCCAGAATCGATTTTTTCTATGAATCGATTGTTCTCATCCAATCTGCAATGCATTATATCTATTGCCGCCACATCCATCGCTATTCGATTGAATATTGCAGTAATAATTGAACGCTCATTTCCCCGACTTAATCTCGGTCGGTCGGGTCGTATGGAATAACTAGAACCAAGATTCCTATTATAATAAGCTGTAGGGTCTCGATTCATAAACGCATTAAATGCGTGCTTCATTCTATCAGTAATAGATAACTCCATTTAATTTGTCTCCTACTCAAAAGCCTCACGATTGTGCTTATATGCTACAAATGCATCCATCATTGCAGCCACAGCGTCAATCTTGGCATCGTATCTGTTTTTATATAATTTACGGTTACCATTGGTATCTTCTATGGTGATACAATTTCCCATTGTGAATGTCATCAACCCCTCGTCGAACAACAACATTCTTTCTTCAGCTAATTTCTTTAACTCTCCTAATGGTACAGATTCAGTCTTAGCCCCCTGTATAACTTTTTCTATTCCGTATGCTCCATTTTCTCGTTCCCATCGTTCAACAAACTCTTTAGCATTATATGGGTCATAACCGAAGCATCTTACGTCATAAGCGGTTCGAATTATGAATTCATCCAAATCATCATAAACCTGCATCATGTCTAAGATATTTCCAGGCATAACAATAAGACTACCTTCATTAATGAACTCTTCATATTTATTCCTAAGAGCCAAAGGTAGTTTTTTTAATGTTAATTCTGTTATATAGTTACGGGTTTTAACTCCGAATGAACCGCTGGATAGAGGAAATAGAAATGTAAAAGCACAGAAATCGTCGCCTTGAGAAAGGTCTGCTCCCAACGCACAAGGCATCTGCCAAAATTCCTTCTTTCTATGTGGAAGAGTTTCTTCATATGTAAAGTAATACGTATAACCTTCCATCGGAAGTCCGAATCGCTTTGCAAGTATATCGTTTCTCTTAGCAGGATTTTTTTCAGCTGTTTCGACCGCTTCTTGATATGTCTCATATGTAACGGTCTTATCCAGATTAGGATTGGCTTTGAGCCACTTAGACGGGTCACCTACTTCATCAATGCTGTCGAGCTTGTACCAGAAAATAGATGTATGAGGAGCATTATGTTCTCCCTTAAGGATTTTCATTAACTCCATTTTGATTGAATCGCCAGAACCATTACGAACAGTACCTTCGGAACTAATGGCGACTATTAAATAATCGTCATTCTGTCCACCACCCTGTTCCTTTGCAGCTCCCTGTTCAAGTGTCTCAACAACATCTTCTCTAACATCACCAGAAAGCCATTCGTCGACAGTGGCCACTTTAACTCGTAATCCCTGCAATTTATCGATTGACATAGGTCTTACTTCTAGCAATGAGCCTGTAAGGAAATTCTGTATACCCTTCTTAGTACTTGCTAGTTTAACTCGGTTAGCTTTTGAACCGGTTGTGTTCTGCAATGAACCTTCTGTTAAGAATTGATATAATGGACCTCTGGCTCTTGTTATGGCTGTTCTAAAAGGTGACATAACCTCTTCTGCCTGGGCCATTGTTGGGGCTGTTGTTATCTGATGCGATGTAGATGTATCTACATTCAAGAAATAATTTTGTATGCATGATGCATACATTGACTTAGCTGCGCCTCTGGCAACGATTAAATACTGCTTATTTATAAGCCTTTTTCTTATGATTTTCTTCTCGTAATGTCCGCCATGATTATCTTTGTCTGGCACGTAAATACTTCGTTCTATATAATAATACCAACCAAAAATTTCCTCAGCCCACAGCTTAAATGAATCGAGAAGAAATAAATCATCGCCATTAGTTAATGTAAGTTCACTCTCACAATATTTTATAAAGCCATTTACCGCTTTATCGTCATACCATACACCAGGATTTGCTATAAGAGCATCTATACGATTCATCTCCATAGAAATTTCCTCGCATACTGGTATTTCGCCTCTAATTACGGCATCTCGAAACCTGCCATAATAAATCGGTGTGGCTGTATTCGATAACGCCATATATTCTCCTTAATCTACATATCTTCCTGAGAACAATCGGTCATGTTCTCTTTTGCGCTTTTCAGCATCTGATTCAGTTTTTGTTTCATGATTACCAAATAATGCATCATGTTCTTTCTTCTGAGCTTCTGTCATAGTATATCCAGAATCTTTCTTAGTCTCAGTTGCTGTATTCTTGCCTTTATCTCGCTCTTTAAAGTAATCTTCAACCTGAGCAATTACTTTCTTGTTTGCCGCATCTTTGGCATCCTGAGCAAGTTTCTGAGACTTGGTTAATGGGTCTTTCTTATTAAGTCCTATAGCATCTCGAACCTGCTTATCGACATAGTCACCAAGTATTCTAGTTCCCTTATCCTTAATTATGGACATTGATGTGTCCTTGACAAAGCCGACAAATTTCTGACCAGCTGTTTTATACTCTGGCGTAAGGTCTTTTAATTGCTTCTCTAATCGAAGTCTATCAACCTTTGCCTGTAATTCCTGATTACTCATCTCACTAATACTCTTCTGATGAGGCTGCTTGTTTGCGCCAGTCTTATTATTGAATGCTATAAGGTGTTTTTTACCAGTAACATTTGTATATTCATTCTGTAAAGCAAGAGCCTTTTTACGACCAGCATATGTCATATTACCATTACGGTCTCTATACTTCTTATTATTAGTAAGTTCTGTATAGTCGTTCTGGATTCGCAACGCACGCTTCTTTCCAGCCATAGTAAGACTTCCATCTCTATTCTGGTATCTTCTTACGCCCCATTTCTGACCTAGGACGCCATGATGGTATAATTCGTTTTCCATTTTGAGCCTCCTATTTACCCAGGTACTTCATCGCTAATTCCTGTTTGTCTTTTGGCAACGTACTAACACGATGATTCATCATTGCGATGTATTTGTTATTACTGGAAATCATCATTCGTGCTTTTGCAGCTTTCTTTTTAAATTTATCTGATTTAACAGAATAGTGCATAGCCTCATAACCATATCCAGTTAGTTTTGAAATCCTGTCTGCATCTATGTTTTTTTTTGCCGATTTATACTTAAGGGTTTCCGCTTTTTTCTCTAAATTACTTCGCTTTATGTCATTGTCTGTTTTTAACGCTTTAGTCTGTAATTTAGCTGCTTTCTTCAAATATTCGTTTGCTTTTTTAGCCTTCTTATTTGCTGTACCAAGATCATTCTTAGAATGTGCATTTTCTGATTTTTTTGATTGAATTGCTGCTTTCTTATCATATCTCAAGGCTTTCAATTCTAATTTATTGTTTTGGGAACTCTTGGAAGCGGCTCTTTTTATCCCCCATTTCATTCCCATAACTCCGTAATGCATTAATTCGTTCTGTTCCATAATTACCCTCTACTTTTTATTTGATGCGGCAATATTTAATCGCCATTCAAATTCATCAATTGACCGCTTCATAGAATCCATTACTGAACTGCTAGTTGGCGGGTCAAAAATCATTCTAACCTTCATGTAAACATAGGTCTTCACACCTTCTAATGATTTATCTTTGCCAAGAAAATCTGACCATGTTGCCGAATCATCGCTTATTGTAAATCCTTCGTCTGGGCCGACACCAAGCTGATTAAGCACCATGAATACAGAATTGATATGCATAATTATGTCACTATCAAATCCTTTTTCAGATTCATCTATATATAGCAATCCTTTTATTGAATTTAATATACTATCTGTCATATCTCCTCCGTTAATGTCTCCAAGGACATGTGTCGTTTATTTTTCGTTCAACTGGATTCTTCATTAATAAATTTTTATCTCCATAGTGAATCGCATCATGGGTCTGTTTAATCGTACATACAAGATTTTCTGGATCAAGTAATTTTCTCGTATGCTGAATTACATCTTCTTTAGTCAAAGGATTAAGATGATGAATAATTATTCGCTCATAAATCTCCCTACCAGAAAAAGCCAAATCACAACCATTATCTCGGATTATCACAAAATCCCGTATACGCTGCCACTCTTTAGACTTGTAAAATGCCTGATTTAGATATCTATCAAATCCAAATGTTGCATCACCAACTCGTCCATTCAAACTTAGATATTCAAATCGCTCCTCAAAAGTGGGGATAGTAATTAGTTCCGAATATGAAAGAATCCTACTCATCTTCATCCTTTCCAGAATACGACTGCATTGCCTTTATAACTTTTTCATACATTACAGACATGTCTCCTGACTCTCTGATGGCTTTGGTCTTAGCCTTAAGTAACTCGTTCTCTTCTTCCATTTGTTCTCTTTTGAGTCGTTCACTTGGAGAACCCATCTTCAAATAATGTGTAATCACCTGAGATGAAGCTGTCCCCTCTCTTAACTGCTTTTCGGCAAGGTCTACAGCTAAAGAAATGAGCTGATTCTCTCGTGCTTCTGGTGTTAATGCCGGACGCATTCTTCTTTGAGTATCAGAATTCTTGACTTTGGGCATCCTTACCGCCTCCTTTCTTATACTTCTCAGTTAGTTTTGTAGTCTTTATAAATGATAAGACAGCACTTAAAAGAACCTATAATACCCAAAGAAAGAGAGAATTTACATCATGGCGCAATAAAATATAATCGAGAGGTGACTTACAACTTGTACTAAATGCTTTAAATATTATAGGTTCTTTTAAATGCTGTCTAAAAAATGGATTTGCTTTTTCGAAAATTCCCTCCGGGGAAAATATAAAGACCGGCGCGATGATGGGAGGGGGTGTTCATTTTTAGACCCCCTCTATGCTTTTACACATATATCATGCGATCTGTTCATTTACTTCTTCATTTCTGTACACTTTTTTATAGATGTTGAGGAAATCGTTCTGTATAATTTCATCAATTGCTCTTTCATGTTCAATGTTTATTTCATTCTCAGACATACTTTCATCAACTTGTTCAATTCTAGCAAGTTTGTTTAATGTAAAGTAATCTTTTGAATTGTCAAACAACAACCATTCAGCAAACTGTGTAAATGGATTGTAAGGATTGTCAAATGTAGTCAATCTACAATCATTAGATGTTTTAGTCATGCTTAATTTCCTCCTTTCAAAGCTTTAGAAATTGTTGATGTTGAATAGCCAAGTTTATCAGCTATCTGTGCAATTGTGTATGAAGCAGACATCGCTTTAATTCTGGCTATCTTAACATCTGATAAGGCTGATGATTCTTTAGGCATTGCCTTTGCCCTCAACGAATCTGGGTCTGAATTATTCAGTATTCGTTTAAGAATCGTTTCACTCACAGCACCTGCCTGAATAGCTTCCCATTCGTTATCAGTGATTACTATGTTTCTATCTCGTCTCTTAACAGAACCGACTTCAAGTCTTGCCTTACTTAAAGCCTGCTGAGAAACTTTCTTTTTATCTTTAGCTTTCATATCAGGATTAGCTTCTAATTTCTCATTTATGTTGGCATTAGCAATTCTCTGTGCGGCTCTCTCTCTAACGGCATTCTTTTCAGCATTATTAAGTTTTTCTAAAAGAGATTTTACCTCCCCCTCATACTTACTCTTAGCCTCCCTACTGTATGCAACCTTACCTGTATCTGCTATAGCGATTCTAGCCTTGTTAGCCATATCTTTCATTGCATTAGCGTAATCAGCATACACTAATTCCATAGGATGACGATGAGTAGATACTAGTGTATTGGCGTCATCTGTCTCGGCCATCTTAGTACTCTTCTGTTGGCGGGTTTTAGTAATAGTGGTTACCTCACCAGTTCTCTTATTAACCTTGGTTATCTGATAATCAGCATCGTCAGCTTTCTTGTAGAGAAGGGCACCTTCAGGTCGACTTGGGTCATACCAAATGTCTCCCTTTTCTGGATTGTTCTTATACTCGTTACGCTTAAGATTAGTACGAGGAGTACCCTGTCTTTTATCTACATCATACTCGCCTTTTGATTGCGAGATAATTGTAGCGGCTCCGCCTTGAGCTTTCCCCTGATACTTCTTCTTAAGTGCAACAATGTTATTATCAAGCTCACTCTGCTTATAATCCAGATGATGTTTCTCTGCATCGATAACAACCATTGAATGTTTTACCGCTCTTGCAAGTTCATCTTCAGTTGCACCTATCAGGGTCATATCAGTAATAAGATTAGAAATTTTTCCCATCTCAGTATCAGTCTTTGTCATCAGGCGATACTCTCTACCATTACGATAATAATGTTCTTTACCATCACTATCTTTTATACATTCTCCACCGTAATTAAGCTTAGGGTCAAATCCCTCTAAGTCTTTTAATTCTGGAGTAGATGTAATTTTTACTTTTCCGCCCCTATCATGGGTTGGAATACACATAACAGTATCGCCATCAAAATCTGCACCAGATAATCTTCCTGCGACATTAGCACTAATACCTATAGCATCTGTTGAAGACTTACCAATCATCTTAATAGCTTCTTTATTTCTATTATTAACAGTAACTATCGGTATTTCAAATGTTCCACCATGCGGGTATCTTACCAATGCAAGTTTAGTTCCATCAGCATAATCAGGAGCATAAGCTTCTCTATCGCTCATTGTAGTTAATGGTAATATTACGTGATACTTCTGACCTGGCAATGCAGCTGCCTGTAAATGCACTGCTGCTGAGTCGCATGATGATGCAAATTTATCAAGATAATATTTTTTAATAGTAGGATTGTTCAATGCCATTATGTCATCAAACTCAGACTGCTTATCTGCCTTGGCAATTCCTAGCTGTTTCTCAGCTAATACCTTATTCTGTTTTGACAAGAACTGAGATGGCAAAGAATCTTTCCATTCTTCCCATTCTCCTTCTTCTCTTGTTTTATTAATTAACCCAAGCTTCTTTTTACCCTTTGAATCTGTATACCAATACTGTCCGCCTTCTTCTTTGATGAGGGCTCCAAAAGGATTGTATGGGTCGCTCTTAACATCCTTGAGACATTCCAGCTTAGATAACTTGTTTGATTTATTGGTGTTAAATCTAACGTCTATGCCTTCTGGTAAGTCATCAGCATATACTGCCATTCCTTTTATATATTTCTTACCATCCACCATAATACGAACCTGAGAATATCGAGACTCTCCTAATGAAAGGTCTGGAACATTTCTTCTAAGTTCAATAAGACCATCTTTCTTTATACCACCATCTTCTGCATAACAGATTTCAAGACGCTTAGAATTTAAACTCTCAGGATAATGAAACTTCTTTTCAAATGTTTTTCCATCATCTCTAGTAATATAATCGCCAATAGTCTGAACCTTACCAAAATCGTATATGGCGCTGTGTGGTGTTCCAGGAACACACAGAACCTTCTGAGTTGTCAACTGTCCTTTATTAGTTGCCTGTGGAAATCTATTTCCCCAGATTTCATAACCACCTTCTGCCTGCAACATATAAAGAGCCTGATCCATTTTCTCTTTAGAAACATTTAATTCAAGGTTGGCTTTTGAACCAACATCTATCATTTTCTTTTTATCAACTTGTTCTTTTAAAAAATCAGCAGTTGCTCTAGCCTGGTTCATTCTCTCTTCTGCTTTTTCATCGAGTAAAGACCTGACAGACGATTCATTAATTCCCATCTGCCTACCAATTTCAGTTGCATTAAATCCTTTTTCTTTTAATGCTTTAGCGGCAGCAACTTTTACGGCTCTACGCTCATTATTAGCGATGGCACATACAGTTCTAAAATCGCTTGAAGTGTACCCAAGAGATTTAGCTATTGCATTGTCGCCAGTCCATTTCACACCATCTTCATCAGTATAAGTAAACTTAGATTTTCTCATCTCTTCTACTCTTGATAAGAAATCTCCGCTATGCTGAAATGGCTCCTCTCCCGAGCCCCATGGATATCTTCCACTTCGACGAGGCATTCCATAATGAGCAAGAAAATCTTCTTCACTGAATGCTTGACTTCCCATATAGGAAAGAATCTCTTCTGCTACTGAATTCATGTTATCTTACCCCCTCGTCAATTTCTTCCATAATTTTATTAAGACTAACAATTTTATCCATGATTGGTAAAATATCTTCTGCTGTAGGATTAAATACTTCGACCTCATCATTTTTATAAAGACGAAGCTCTATCCTAATATCACCAGGCTTCACTCTGTATTCCAAACAGAACAACGCAGCATAAACCATAAGCTGTTCCATATGTCCTGAATCGCCAGTTTTTAAATCATGTATTCTCAATACATTTTTATTAAAAGATATAGCATCTGCTGTTCCAAAGAAATAATCTGAATAATATAAAACTACTTCAGTGTTCATCCGAAAACCAATTGCATCATTGACATATGCACATAGTGTTTTATTACTCCTTGCCTGTTTAATACCTAGATCAATTGTGTCTTTAGCCCATGCATGAAGTCTGGTTCCCATCTCTGCTGCTTTCTTTTTTCTATAAACAGCAATTGCCTTATCATCAGAATATCGTAGCCATGCTGATTGACTTGCACTAAATGGTGCATGTAATCCTTCAAGATTCAAATGCTTTACGAAGTTCATTTAATACTTCCTCCTTATTCTCTGGATATATAAATCTGGAAAACGACATATCATTCATCTTATTGACATAAAAATCCTGATTAGGTCTTTTCTTAGCATTAGCACTCCTCTTATTTTCAAGTGTAGCCCAATGCTTTCCATACAGAATAAGTAGGTCTGGTATTCCTTGAATACAACCAGCATCTAATTTGGTTACAATACATCCAGGAAACATCTTTTTTAATTCTTTCTTAAGACTTGCCTGGAATTCACTTTCTTTTTTCATAACTATTCTCCTCTCAATTAATTAGTCACAAAAATAAAAAGACCCAGGGCCCGAAGGTCGCCTGAGTACGTTCCAAAAAAAAAATATAAATAGCGCGTTTTTAGTTATCTCTCCTATAAAAGGGCATGTTTTTTACGCTCGCATAATTAATACCATAAGCAAAAAATAAGAGCCTTAGTTTGTCACACTAAAGCCCATAAATATAATTCACACATATGTAAAATGATAACCGTTATATGTATGAATATTATTGTAACCTGTAAGAGCATCATGTATTCTCCCACTACTACAATTCATAAATTCTGCGCACTCTTTGATTGAATCGAATTCATCGCCTGTCTCAACAATCCTTACACGAATTCCAGGTCGTCCGACAAAACTTCTCGATAAATCAATTTCGGGAATCGGTTCATCTATTCGAACTATATGATAGCCTTTGCAAGTCATTCTCGGATTCCGACTCACAATACTGGCATGTCTTGCATTTCCTCCAATATAATTGGCACACGCCGTTATAGAATCAAATACTTCACCAGTTTCTATTATTTCTACCCTTACATTATTTTTCATAAATATAAATCCTCCATTATATCTTCTAATCAATCATTGCATATGTTGGTATTAAATCAGTTATTGGTACACAGAGTACATATGATAGATTTACCAGTGCTTTTAATGTTGGCATTCTTTTTTTATTAAGATACCTGCTGATTGCCATTTTGGATAACCCAGTCCTTCTTGCTAACTCTCCTTCGCTTATATCCATTTCATACATAATATCTCTTAAGTTATCTGCAAAGATATCTATAAACTCAACTTCGCTTATATATTCGTTGTTATGCATGTTACTCTCCTTTCTTTGTGCTAAAAATAAAGGGGTATTAACCAATTGGTTACACCTGCAAAAAGTCCTTTAATATATTTAATTTTTTTATTATGTAATAAGGGGGTGTAACCAGTCGGTTAACACTTTGGTATTAATTATGCGATGTTAGCCAAAAATAGGCAAAATATAGCCAAAAATGACCAAAAATAGCCGTTTTTTAGCCTTTTTGTATCATAATAAATACCATCGAGTAACCAAACGGTTACACCAGTCAAAAATGCGATTTTTCAAAAATATAAAATCATATAAAAATTCTTCAAAAAACATATCAGTAACCAATTGGTTACACATAAAATCACTGCTTTTTCTGTCCAATCCATAACTCAGGATTACCCAAATCCCACACAATTTTTGCTCCACACATAGGACATTTTTCATCTCTTCCCTCTTTGGTAGATTTTACCTCTCTACCACAAGTACAATATCCGTACGTAACGGAGCCATCAATACTCTTCCAATATCCACTAACTATATTCATAAACCCTCCTAAATATAAAAAGAAAGAGCCCTTGTTAGGACTCTCGTAATTCTTTAAGTCTAGCCATAAATATTTCAGCTTCACAAATAGTTAATGGCATAGGCATTTGATGTGTCTGTCCTATCCAATCTTTTTCTCTTGATATTGTTTGTGAATGCATCATACAATACTGATCTTCGTAATCCCATTCTAAGATTACTTCTTGATCACTTTTTTTATTTTCATAAACAATATATTCATTAGACATGTCACTAACACGAATTTCATATCCCATAGCCTCTATTTGCTTTTCAATATCTGTCATATTTACTCCTCCTTAAAATATTATTTATTCATAACACACCATGTATCTCACACGACTATATCCGACAGAGCAAAAAGAAAAGCCTCAGCAAATGCCAAGACCCCTTCTTTTAATAATTACTACATATTAACCCTTGCAAAATATGTATGTTCGTTGCCATGAAAAACCGCTGAAATTCTAGGAACCTCATTGTATTTTTCAATACATTCCTCCCTGAATTTAACTAATTCTTCAACATTATCAAACATAAATGTAAGCATAATATAAATCCTCCTTATTATTTTCTCATAATATAATAAGTATATGTCGCGTATGTTAATCAGTCTTACGAACTAACCAAGAATATAAACGGTATCTAACGCTAGCCGGCTCAAACCTGTATTTCAGAGCCTTACTAGCAAAATATAGATTAAGCATCTCTTTCATTGTATTTCCTCCTTGCTGTTGCTTTCATATTCATCACAAGTTTTAACAGCAGCATGACCAGTAATCTCACATATGGGACAAGGTTGAATAAAGTCTCGCTCAGGTTCATCAGAAATATAATGTCTGCATGTAAAACATTTATGTTTATCATATGCGCTTTGTAATAGTTTTTTATATTCGTCTTCATAATATTTTTTCTGTTCAGTAGTAGGGTTAAATACTTCATTCCAATCACATATCATTAGTCTTTCCTTTCCTCAGCCATATCAAAATTTAACCATTTTATTAAAGATGCACAGCAGTCTGCACACAAATCATAAGTTTTATGATATTCATGGTTCCACAAATCTTTTGCATTCAAAGTAATGGTAGTTAGATATCTCGTTTCAGTATCAGTTGGTTTGTCAGAAAAATCATACTCATATGTTTTTCCACATCTATCACATTTTTTAATATCAGACATTATTCATCTACCCCCTCTGTTTTCTTTTCTGGTTTTCTAGTGTCTTTCTGAATACCTACCAAATATCCATAAATCATAGCACTTACAATCTCACCATTTTCCAGTGCTTTCATATCACTCTCACTTAATAATATCTTTGCCATAATTAGTATCCCTTCTTATCAATCCAGCAAGCCATTATCAATAATCTGAAAGTTGGCTCTATGTATATATAAAGCCTTACCATCTATTGATAACTTTGTAGTTTTAGGTAACTTCTCGCAAACTTCGTAATAAACACTATCTCCTGAATATGCACATATTGGGTCACCAAGTTGTGATTGAATTACTACTGTTCTCGCTTTACCAAACATATTCTTATAACGATTTACCGTATTAGCTACAATTGGGAGTTCCCCTATATTCCCGGTACTATTACTTTCAATATCCTGCTGCTCGAAGTCTACATCTGGTTCAAGTCCTTCCTCAGCAAAAATCACTGTACTTCCACAGTTTTCCACTTCTTTACCGTCTATGGTGATTGTTACAACTGATGACTGTACTTTGTTATAACCACCCTCAGCATAATCATATTCTCTTACGGTGTTAGCATTAAGGTCTATACGCTCACCATGCATAGTCATGAATTTTTCACCGTTATTGGTATAAAATTCAGCTAAATATTCATTTCCTTCAATACTTCCTTTTATTGATTGTACGCCGCTGTTAAACATTTCACAGCCAGTTAAAGTGCATGCAATAACTGAAATCATTAATCCTAATAATATAAATTTTGTTGTTTTCTTTGCCATAATTATTACCTACTTTCCTGAAGTCATTAAGTCAGCTAATTGCTCAAGTAAACTGCATGTCTTTTTTATTTCCTGCTGCATTTCTGATATAGTCCTCTTAATCTCGTCGTTTTCTGTTTCTAACTTTAAGATTTCAACTTCCATCTGTTCCTGTGTCATCATTGAATATTACCTCCTAAATATAAAAAGAAAGAGCCTAAGTCCTAAGACTCAAGCCCTTTGCTTTAATAAATTATTACTGTTTAGTCATCATGTTAATACGATTGATTTTATCCTGAAGGTCAAGAATGCCGTATATTTGAACTAACGAATTATTAACAATCTGTAATTGCTCAGACATGATGTCTAAACGCTTTCCCAGATTATCATTTTTCAGTTCCATAATACGAACCTTCTTTTCAAGTTCATCAATTCTTTCTTCTGATGTCATAATATAATTCCTCCTTAGATTATAATTTATTCATTAAGGAACATGTTTTTACTGCGAGTTTTTAGCCTCACTACAGAAATCACTTGTGTAAACCCATTTATCAGTATTTGTACATATACCATCAGAATGCACTTTTTCTGCTGCATCAAACGGGTAATCCTTGTATTCTGGGTCTTTTTTCATATCTTCCAATGGCATGAAGTATTTACAGTCTTTACATCTTATTACCTGTGCATAATAACCAGAAGCCATCTTTTCAATTTTCTCAGTCCAATCTGGATTCTCTTTTGCGTACTCAGCTGTATCACATTCTTCTGGTAATCTCTTAGCTATCCTGTCTAAAGCGTTGGCAATCCTTGTAAGCTGCTTTAAAATATCATTGTCGTATTTATCGTGCGTCATAATATAAAATCCTCCTTATAATGTTTATCATTGCTCATTATCCATAAGACTTCCTCTGTATTTCATGAAATCCTGCAATTCTTTTTCAGTTGCTACATGTTTATTACATCCATTTTTACAAGTATCGCAGGAAATCCAACTAGTCAGCATAGGGGCATCACAGTTATCGCAAGGACTTGGTTTTCTATGGAATATTTTATTTAACAATTTAAGCATCATTTTATTATCCTTTCTGATTCTTTACTAATGCAAAAAATATGGTACATAATGTTATACCCCACCATTGCCAATTCGTAGTGCTATGTATTCCAACATCATTTAAAAAAGTTGACTGAAGTATAAGAATGAATGTACTGACTATGAAATTGTTTGTTTTATCATTAAACATTTTTAATACCCCCTTTCAAATCGAATTATTTGTCCTTTAGCAACATCTATATTATTTATAGTATGTAACACTACAGAACTAAACTTATTGCTCATACGCAGCGGAACCAAAATAATTACATTATCACTTTTATTTTCTGTAATTTTTATATTACTCATTTACTCATCCTTTGTCATTTTATTTCCAATAATCAGCTCACTATAAGATAAAGTTTCAATCCATGAACAGAATTCTCTCCATTCATCCAGCTTATGGTCTTTACGAGACTTATATATGTTTGTTAGTACCTCATAGTTTAACATAACATTACGAGTCTGATTATAAGATGATGGAAGAAGTTGAATCATCTGCCACCAGAACTTTTTGTCTTTTGTTTTAAGATAAGCTTCTCGGTTCGTATTTAATACTCCAATAGTGATTCTTAAAGCATCCAGAGGAGAAAATATTATCGGGCATTCAATCGATCCATTTTTAGGTGGGTCTTTATACCAGATAGCATCGTTATTATCTCCGATCCAGTCTGAAATCAAATGCTCGCAGCTAAAATCATCCAACGTAAACTCTTTCTCCTGGATTTTGTGCATCGTACTGCAAGAGTTTGCAACAGTACCAATTTTATATGTATCAAATTCTTTCCCATTAATGGACTATCTTTTACTCACTAAAATAGTGAGGACACCATTTCGGTTTTCATGGGCTTCGTTTCCTAAAACCCAGCTACGTATCAATAGTAGCCCTACTCCCCCGCCCGGAAGGCATAGGGGATAGCCTCTACAGGTTCATTTCAAAAAATAAAAAAAGAATAGAACTTGCTATGTTCACATAGTCTCATTTTCCTATGATCCGATATCAGGTTTCTCACCTCTCTCAATTTGTATAAAATATACAAACCACAAATTCATGTGTCATTTGTCTTCACGAGTCTATTCTCTCATAATACACCATGTAATTTTCGCGAAATAAAAAAAGAATACGCCTAATCAGTGCTTCCTATGATTAGTAGGGTAGTCCAACTATCCGACCACATGCATTATCGCCACTTCTTATAAATCATAATTGATATCTAATAATTTATAAGAATAATATCAATTTAGCGACCCACACAACGCCCTAAGCCAATAGTCTCTTGTCCCCTGTGAGCTTTTTCACATATTGTTCCTCCGGTCTCCTTGTCCGATATTCTTTCATTAAAGAGTTTGTAACCTTCGCGAAAATATATTTTTGAAATGTTTCCCACGGGATTCCAATGGGTGGTTCCCCGTTAGCCACGCTATAAAATATAAAAAGAAAGAGCCCATGTTAGGACTCAATCTTTTCTAATAATTCTTGCGCTATATAATAATCTTCAATGTCCATTATATAATCAGTATATCCATCTAAGACTTTGCTTGATCTGATAGTTACCGTATGTTTACATTTAGGTAATATCCGATTCACAAAATATTTGCCTTTTTTGGAATTAATGTTGATTGTTAATGTCATTCTAGCTATCATATAAATCACTCCTTTCATTATAGGAGATGTAAATTTAGCGTGACCCCTAGCGATAACTAGGCAAAGTGTTTCATTGGCAGAAAGAACTACCAATATAAAGGCGCAGTAATTCTTACATACACCGGCATCATTCTCATAAATTTTCTATGATCTGTACCTGCGTTGGATAAGCGCTGCATTAATCCTAAATCATTTGGTCCAATTTCTTTATTAATATAAGGACCTGAACAATTAGGATTACAGCATTCCGGATTGCAAGGTCTATCTTCATGGAAACCAGTTCTACAAATCTTTACATAGCTATCGCTTTTCTCCCAGCTATTCATAGGATTTCTCATCCCCTGAATAATAAACTCCATCTGCTCTGGACTTGCCAGAACCACGTTTTCTAATTTAATCATTTTTATATCTCCTTCTATGAATATCATAATCATCATTGTCACCATTTGTTCCAATACAGTAACAAGTGCATTCGTTGTCTAATTTAAAATACAACTTAACAAAAGAACACATTATCGAGGCTATTATTTTTTTAATCATCTAATCCTCCTAACTGTATTTTTTCTTTACATTGTGGACAGATTATATAGTCGTAACCACAACTATAACTAGTAATCAACGCAAAATTTGTACCATGCTTGATATCTTCATTTTCGTAAGAGAATAAACATCCACAACGTTGACATTTTTGCTTTCTAATGGTTCCGTGTTCTATAATTTTAATCATTATCCCCACTCTCCTTATCATCTTCTACTGCTTTTTCCAAACACGCAGCCAAAGGTCCATTAAGTAAGTGTTCCCTTTCAAAGAATACTGAACCATCTTCAGCTACCCACTCTCCTACAATATATAAATCGCAATTTGCTGATAATATATCAGTTTTTAAGTCATGAAACATTATATGTATCTCATAACAAGCATTAGCTGAGACTACATATCTATATAATCCCTTTGTAATCTCAGTCCAATTTTCTAATTTAATCATTCAATGTATCCTCCTAAATCTATATCAATAACCTGATTCACATCGACTTCCAAAATATCAATTTCAATATCAGAAATACTCTCAACATGGGTGTTTATATTATGTGTTTCTTTCTCATAGAGTTTCACTGTTACTTCAGCCCTAACTTTCTCAGCCATTTTTTATCGGTGAACGCACCATAAAAATGCTCATCATATCCATATCCCTCATACCAAGTATTTCCATGAACCAAATATAATTTATCCATTATTTTGTACCTCCTACCATCGTTCTACTTTATTGTCTGCTTTACACTCCGGACATGTAACTGCACCAGTCCAATATCCATTTATTTCTTTTAGTTCCACATCTTCTTTTTCAAAAGAAAAAACACACCCACAACGAATGCAAGTACGCGAATTAAATACGCCATGCTTTATAACTTTAATCATTTTTATCATCCTTTCTCTTAGACTCTTTAAACTGTTTATAAAATTTCTTTTTATTATGCCTGTTAAATGCACTTTTGATAGCACTCACAATAAATATTATTATAAAAAACATAGCTAAAACAATAAGGCCATACAGTGTGTCAGCAATATTTTTAGATAACCAAAAATCAATCATCATCCCCCTCCTCAAGTAAAACCCTAAACTCTCCATCACCAGCTTTAATTGCCTTAATTTCTCTATTCAAAATATCGGTGCTAAGATATTTAGCTGGATTAATATCATATTTAATATAAACTTCTGTTTCGCGACGGGCATTAACAATGGCAACATCGTTATATGCGTTTAATAAAAAATCTTCTAATTTCATAGTGTTTCTTCCCTTTCTTCATCATCAATAACAACTTTAATATCATCTGGAACAACCACAGCATCAACGCATGATGGTAAAACAATCACACCAGTTTCTTTCTGTGCTAAAATATTTCTTCTCAATTCTCTCAGCCTTTCAGGTCTGACTGCGCTTCTACACTTAATAACCAAAATATCACTCATCGTTTGACTCTCCTTCTTTAAGTTTTTGTTCAAATTCAGAGAACATATTGTGATACCCATCGTTAATATCATGGCTTATTCTACACCATTCATTATTTATATTCTGACATATTTCAAACCATTTTTCGTTTGCCTCATTAAATTTCTTGCTCCACAAATAATTGATGTAAAAGCATAAACCAGACATGACAGTAAAGCCAATAAAAAATATAAATCCTATTGTGTTCATCTCTTCTTACACCTCTTTTTATATAATTTGTCTAATAATATTGTTGCAGCCATATATAAATTTTTAATACCATACATGGAAAATAGCAAAAATAATACAATAGGCCATAATAGTAATACAATTATGGTAGCTGCCAAAGAAAAATCATATGTAAAATAGTCGTCGATATCAGTTCGACAGCTTGTTTTATAATCAATATTTGTATTCAATAATCGACACTATAAGACATATTATTAAATACAAATCAATTAACAACACTATCATCTCTTTTTACCTCTCTTTTATCCTGCAAAATATAATCGCCATAAGCTGCTGGGGATATAATATTTACCTTCTCGCGTTTTCATAATGAATATCCTCGACACCCAGCATAATAACAATGTGCTATATATTTTTTAACCGCCACATCAATTTCATTTTTTAACTGGTCAGCAGCATTAACAAGCTCTTTATCATAATGAGTATTCTTAAAATATACCCCCACATCAAATGCATAGCTTATACAAATAGCATCATTTAATAATGGTGTTTTATTGCCTAAAAATATCGGCATACTATCATATCCGTTAGTCGATAATTCATCCAATAATTCTTTTAGATCTTTGACCGTACATTGATCCTTAGCATTATCTAACATCTTCGCACCCCCATTCTAAAGGGCAGATATAACCGAGCCCAGGTATTACATGTTCTCTTGTGTCATATGAATGAGTTGACCTAAGTAAATATGGTTCGCATTCGCTTCGGCGATCACATATATCGCATTTAGTATCTTTTTCATGATACTCACCCCTTAATTCTTTACTAGGACTTTTAATTCCTAATATCTTTTTAATAAACTCTTTAATCATTCTGTTTTTCCTTTCTATTGCATGATCCTACATTATTCTATCTACACCACTATAATTATGCTTATTACCCATACAAGGGTGTTCACATATTCCGAAATATACTCCTGTATTTTTGTTATACTTACATTCATGATCCGAACAGCATATAAACATCTAATCCATCTAAATAAAAAAGAGCCTTAGATTTCTCTAAAGCCCTTAAAAATGTTTATTTTTTATTAACAATCTTAACCTTATGACCGAGTTTATTTTCAATTTCTTCGATTGTCATTTCTTTTGTTGCATATTCCACTATACGGTCTATATACGTAAAATCAGGTCTTACATCCTGTTCGCCAAATCCGACATTGATTGTCTTGTGCATGCAAAAATAAAGAAACGGCTCAGATGCTTGCGTTTCATTAATTGTTATATTATCTACATGATTATAAAGTGGTAATGGAACATTATTGATTACTCTTTCATGTGTATTACCATATTCATCATGGTATTTATATGTAAGACACAAAACATATCTATTATCTGATTTATTGATTTTTACATCCATCAGCTCACAATTATTAATCTCTGAAATCATTTTTTTCCTCCTTAAATGTATTTTCTAATCTCTTACGTGCTTCCTGTATGCCATCTTGAAGTCCTTTTTTATAAGCACGATCTAATTCTGCCGCATTCTGAGTGGCAGTTGCCCAACGCTCACCAATACTAGGACCATATTCTCTGCTCATTCGAATTAACTGAATGGCACGTACTAATTCTTCTTTTTCAACTGTAATATTATACTGTTCAGCAGCATAACTACTCAGCGTTGAAAATATAAATGCATCTTGTGTCTCATTCACAGTGGTTATAATTTTATCAACTGTACTGCTTATAATATCTGATGTGTCTCCAAAAGTTCCCATAATTATGCCTCCTGAATAAATTTTTTAAAAACATCATAATAACTAGACTTTGAACTGTTAGTTCCTAACATTTTCTTAGAAATGGCCATAGCAAGTCCTTTTTCTTTATCAAACGTGTCATCTTCTCCGCATCTGACGATTGTCTTATCTCCATCTGACCACAGAACAATTGTGCATGGACCTGAAAATATAACATTCTTGATTTCTGGTTTATTATTACATATTCCATAACGAGCATTCATAATTGCTTTATATCTTTCACTATTTATTGGTGTTGTCATATATTGTAATTCCTCCTTAATATCAAAAACGTCTCTGATTTGTTTAATGATCATGTCTTCGATATGCGATGTATCATAATATTCATTTATTCCGTCGCATGGAATACGATAACTAACCGCAGCTTTACCAAGCATACTATATCTGCGAAAATAAAATGTGGTAACATCTGGGTATGTGCTATATTCACTCTCTATAGCAATCCCATGCGTCCTACAGAATTCTCCAAGTTTAATCATTGGATGCCCTACAATATATGGTGTATACCACTTAGGTGTTGCCAGCTTTACGCTCATATCTGTATCTAAATAGTTCATAATATTAATCCTCCTTTATAATTCCAAGAAACTCTACTCGTTCCTCTGCTAAACTTACAAAATATCTCTTACCTTCAAATTCAACAATATCTCCGTTGTAATCTGTATCTTTATCTGGTTCTGAGGCATACGCTAGTATTCTTATTTTTGTTGTATTATTCATAAGCACCTCCTAATATTCACTCGGAAATAGAACAGTCGTAACGCTTCTATCCCATTCCGTAATTATCCAAATTGTAGTAGTATCGTTATACTTATACACTGCAAGAATTCTGTCGTTGTTCTTAACAGCATAATCGTTAGTCATCTTATCCTCATCGCAGGTATCACCCCAATCACATCGAGCGTACCTAGCAATAGAATCATTGACAAATTTATCAAAGTCTTTGTTCTCTCGTCTAAGTGCCACCTCTCTAGTCATAACAAGAAAACCCAATTCAAATTTTGCGTCCATAATATAAATCCTCCTTAAAATGTGTAAAAAAGAAAGAGCCCTTGTTAGGACTCTGTCTCGTCAGTGTCATCATTTTTTAATTGGCTATCAATGTATTCGTTTGCTATGGTTTTCACAAATTTATACTTAAATTTATAATAACCTATGAAATACCCAGCAATACCAACAATCGCTAATTTGACGCCCTGTTTCATAAATATCACACTCCTTTCATAATAGTACTTGTAAATTACACGACCATCATTCTTTTTCTTCAAAACATATCGGTTTGTGTGAGTACTCGTTAAATGGCGCATCTAAGCAAGCATTACAAGGGTCTTTAATATCATCTAACTCCTTGTACTTACACAGCTCACAATATTTATCAAAACGAACTTCTCTATCTTGTTTACTTATCATTCCTGTCTCCTTCTAGCATCAATCATTATTCGGTCAATCTCATCATTACTCTTAGCTTGTTTAATGGCATCCACAACGTCATAACCGTATCCCAAATCTTTAGCTACAGCTTTACATCGTTTTTTACATTGTGACGATGATTCTGCTTTAGGTATTGGATTGTCAGCCCCACATGAACCCATATTTTTTCACCTCCAAAAATATAAGAGGCTCAGTCTGTATGACCAAACCTCTCAAATATGTTACTTAAAACAACGGCTTAATATTATCCGTCTGTACTGTTTTATAACCTCCTCACATGCCTCATCAACAGAAAAGCCTTTAACGATTAATTCTGAAAAAGGATTGCCAATTTGTAAATGTGTTATTGTATTAAGTTCTCGCTGAACAATATCAATCCATAAACAATCGTCATTTTCAACCCTTACCCAGAGTCCGCCTTTTACTTTTTCTTTTAATTTCTCATGTAACGCTTTACAAAATATTGTTTCATACTCGCACATATAAATCACTCCTTTGTTTTATTCTCATCAAAGAATATGTTCTCATCGCGAATATCATCGTCTGGTTCGTTAGCTGCAAATATAATATTAAGCACTGTTCCAATCGCCAAGACCACAATTATTCCAAATAGTATCAATATCATCTCACCTACCTATCCCATTTAGTAAACTTCCGTTCATTAAATTTTTTCTTTTCATTAAGTGCCTTAGTTATTGCCAAATCAATACCAGCTCTGCTTTTCAAATGATAATAATATAGATTTATGAATGGGGTATTCATTCGGTCTATTCGACCACATGCCTGCTCCATAACCTTATAACTGTAATTTTGAGAGTAAAATATAATTGTGTCAGTAGTAATACAATTCCAGCCTTCGCAACCAGCCGTATACTGTACCAAATATATCCATCTCTTTGAAGTTGGAACTGGCTGATGAGCATGTCCGCTCCATTCAGTAACCTCATAAATGTCGTCATAATTATCAAATGTTTCATTCAAATCAGCCATAGTATGAAGTAATATATCCCGTTCATAATCAAAATTGTAGAATATAATTGCCTTATCAGTTTTATCCAGTAATTCAAGTAGAGCTACAACTCTTGATTCGTCTTCGTTAACCAGCCGCCTCAGAACATAGCAAAGCCCCGCCGCTTGCTCAATGGGTTCTTTTTTATATGGGTCCCATCTTGTTTTCAGTATCTCTTTATACTTAGATATATCATACGAGACATGAATGTCTTGATGGTGCGGTACGGTACTTCTCTCGAAATCCATATCTATAAGAATTCTGTCTCTTAGCCTAATCAATCTATTCATATCGATGTATCTGTCAACTTGAGGCCATTTGGTATATCTTGAATATATGATGTGCCGCTCTCTAAACTCCGTTACATTCTTGTAGAACCTATTGGCTATAAATACTGGAATATAATCGCTCCATGTATCTCCTGGAGTTGCCGACAATATAATCCAATCGTTATGTTTAGATATCTTTAAGAACGCATTAACCCATACTCCAGAACCAGTAACCTTGTCCTCGTCAAATATAAAGAAAGCATCTGTTGTATCAGCATACTTCTTTATATTATTCCACGAGTCAACTACAATTTTATTAGAATATAATTTATTATTCTTTGGATTACTGGACATACAGAAGTTGGCAAGTTCGCCTTCCCACTCCAATGAATCTCTCTTCTTAGCCGTGGTTATGATATATAAGTCTTTTGGATTTTTCATATAAATCGTTTCCTGATTTTCAAGACAACCGCCCTGCTCTTTAAAATAGTAATATAAACCGGTACGGGACTTGCCTGAGCCTGTCCCGCCGTTAAGTATGCATCCAGTTCTCATTTTTTTTACAGCATCCATCTGATAATCTCTTAAAAATGAATTAGCCATTAGCATCATCTTTTTTTTCGACAGTAGTCAGCTTCTTATATAACTCTTCAGCTTCCTTACCTTCGAAAGCGTTTATTATAACTGGTGTATCGTTCATCCTTTTTCTTCCAACAGCCATCACAGGAGGTGAAAATGGGTCTTTACGACTATAACCGATAATCAGTCCATCATCTAATCTCTGAACCTTTAACTTATTACTCATCTGCTTCCTCCAATCCATATATTGTATGTGCTGTTTTTATAACATTCACATATAATATCTTCACGTTTTCAAAGTTATTCTCAGCAACGAAGTTGTTAAACAGTGTATTTAACTCACCGATATTTGGATAAGAAATATCAAACTGTGTCTCGTCTTCATCATTATCATTATGAGAAAATCCAACATTTACAGTTGCGTAAGAATCGACCTTATCTACATATAAATTCCATGTTCCACCTTTTACAAAATAATTTGTAATCATACTCAAAATCTCCTTTAAAAAAGAGCCTCAGCATAAACTAAGGCTCTGTAAAATATTATTCATCTTCTTCAGCTTCGTCTTCTCTTTCATACTCAGCAGCGAATCTATCTAAATCCTGGGTTACTTCCATGGATGCAAGATATGCAGCTCTGAACGGCTTACCATTAACTACATCATCATATGGTCTTATATCCATTCTCACAGAAGCTATATTTATATCATCAAGATATCCAACATTATCTTCTGTAAGAAGCTTACGGTGTCCACCAGTAACCAAATAGATGTTAGGTCCTTTTCTTGAAAACTTTACCTTAACTTTCATATGCATACGAGGTGTATCTTCTGGGTCAAGTGAATCCTTAACTTTAATATTCCAACCTACTCCGTATGAATTTGTATCGTTGGTCAGCATATCTGCAAGTTCCTGATCAGGTATAACCAAACTAAAGTTTCTGTCTCCGGCATTATTGTACTTAGATGCCTCGCCTCTAAAGTTTCTAAATATGATTCTTGCGTCGTCAATCTGTAAGTTTCCGTTTTTTAAAATCTTTAATTCCATAGTCTAAATCTCCTTAAAATATAATTAATAAAAATAAAAGACCCAATGCGTTTTGCACTGAGCCTTTTTAAATTACATATGAAATCCCATTTTAATATCATTAGGATTTTCTGTTGCTGTTTTATCATAAGCAATATTAGCTGAATCACAGAACTTCTGAGCTGTTTTATTACCATTATTAGCCAACGTAGTAAAACTCGGTTCTATTACTAACTTATTGATTATACTGTTAGCAAATAACGCAATGTTTTTACCTATGTAGTAGCCAACAGTTGCTTTAAATACAACTTTTCCAATCTGTTTGCTATTCAATGTTAACATGTTCATAATGTAAATCCTCCTTAGATTTGATATGTTTATCCATAACATGCCATGTTTTTTTCAAACGAACATCAATTAAATGGCATCCCTTCGTCTTCGTCAGCATCTTCTGGTATATTCATAAACCCTGGAGTCACTTTACAAATATAAGGGTCGTCCGAAACGAACCATTCAAAATCTCCATACTTTGATATTGTATCAACTGCATCATCTATTAATCGCTGATAGAATGAACGGTCAATATCATCATACATGTTAGCCGCTTTCACCGATTCTGATTCAAGCCATCTAAAACCTGTCGAGCCAGATGCTGCATAATTCTTACCATCGTTAACACGATATAATACTCCGCCGCCGCACCCTCTTTTTATAGGAGTAAACTGTCCAACTCGTCCAACAAAATGCAAGTCATGACCAGCTTTTATTTTCTCTACAAGTTCTGCGGCCTGTGGCTCAAAAGTTGTATCTGATATCTTTCCCTTCTTATATGAAGATTCAAGCTTGTCCAATTCTTTTTCTAAGCCACTTACATCTGTCAATCCTTCATTCATATCCAAATATAAGTCACCCTTAGATACCGAGAATGTCTCACACATATCTACAAATTCGATTTTCTCATGTGAAAATAATGTCTTGAACAAATATGGAACTGCAAACTGTGTTCCAGTAGCAGTCCACTGATTACTGTGTTCTTCGTTATCACCCGGGATATAACCATACATCTTTTTACAGTCGTCTGCGTCCTTATACTTAGCAATATAAACGGCATCGTTAACAAGACACATTCTGTCATATGTAGCCTCATGCTCAAATGTATATCCATATCGTTCACCAAAGTCCATAACAAACTTAATAATCTCTGGCGTAGCATCTGGAATCTTAATTGAATCTGTTTTAATATGCGCAACTTGGAATCCTCGTTTCAGAACCTCGTTCTTAAGGTCGATCATGAACAGAGCTCCTCGCTTGGCAACAATATTATCCTTATTACGGATATCTCTAAATGGATTATCAAAGTTTGCCGATGTCAGACCATAAACTGAATTAATGGCTGTCTTAAGTGCATTAGCTAACTGTTTAGCAGACATCTCACCATCAATAACCTTCTGAATATAAGGTGTAAGCTTTCCGTCTAGCATGTGATTTACTTCATCCCATGCCTTATGTTTAATACTAACTCGACCCTCAACAATATCCTGAAATGCCTTTGTATATCTAACACCAAACAAGCATTCAGCAATAACACTATGTGGGTGCATAGAGGCAATATCTAACAATGCGACATTACCATACATACCAGGAACACCCTGAGCGAATCCACCTTCACCAACATCTTCTCCACGGTAAGTAGACTTACCATTTTCAAATTTATAGCCAGGAAAATATGGTAACAAGCTTCCTGCTTCACCATGAGTCTTCTCCATCATCCTAGGACAAGACTTCGATAAGAATTGATATGTTTTCTCATCGATATCTTCTGGCGGAACTGGCTTTGATAAATCTCGATAATGAAATTCATTCTGAGGTTTTTTATTATTACCAAATATGATTTTGGTTGTTAATGTGTTTGTCGTATCATTAACAGTCATATCTGCTAAATCAGCTAGAATCTGTCTTGCCGTCCAGTCTGCCGATAAATAATTAAAGGCCGCCTCAGTAGCGATAACATCATTATCACAATACTCAGCGACCTTTACCCACATTTCTTTAGGAACTGGCTTATCCCATGGTAAACCTAATTCCTGATGCTTGATGGTTTTTAACATCCGTCTAAGGCTGTCGTCCATTTTTGATGTTGGATCATTTGCCTTATTGGACATCTCAATTTCAAGCTTCTTTAAACTCTTTTTATTTCCAGCTGATGCAAAATCATATACATCGGTATAACTTAAATTATATGCAGCTCCAAAGAACGCGTTTCTATCACCAGATATAATTCTCTGCGATAAATCGTATAATTGCTCATTTGTATACCCCATCATTCGTGCATATATCAAATGATTATCATACCTTCTACAATTGAATCCGACCAGTTTGAATCTGGTTAATTCTTCAATATCTGATGGACTAGGATTAATCATTCGTATAACTGATCGTCCTTCTCCCTGTATTTTCCAATTGACAAGAAACAAATTAGGGAATACTTCGATATCATAAAATATAGGTTCATCTGAATCTGCATCATTTGAACTGTCCATATCTTCTGATTTCCATTTAATCTGGTCAACCAGTTTTAAGCAATAATCCGAATGATTTGAACTCTGCGCCGCAAATCCAATTATCGCATTTTTCATATCAGACACATCATATTTAAGTCCGCTAGAATATGCGTCATCCAGAATCTTTACTATAAAATCCATACTAGGCTTTGTGCCTGGATGAATCTCTTTGAGCAAGTTACGCTTTATTAGCTCTCGTAAGCTTCGCTCAGATTTAATCACCTCTCCACTTACCATTTTCTTTTCCTCCTTTAAAGGTAAACCAGAACTGATGGTTGCAATTGGTAAGTTATTACATTTAGTCAGTTTCCTTCGCAATGAAGATTTTCCAGTAAATACCTTAATTTCTATTTCATCTGCAAATATTCGGCTAAGCTTAGTAACATCTCCAGTATAAATATAATGAAGATGTATCCCAGCGCCTCCTTTGCTGATTTCAGCGTATGTAGGAGGCCATTTACTAGCCTCTGCCAAATTCTTTTCAAATGATTTTTCTCCTTTCTCATCCTTGATATCAAAATCAATAACTATGTGATTTTCAGGAACCTTGACATAATGAAGTCTCGATTCGTCAATATCACTGAGTTTTGTTGTGACTTTATCCCATGGCATGGTTGGAGTCTCATTGTCTGTGGCATATTGAGCTGGACACCTACAGCATTCTTTGCTGAAAGTTGTGTTGCCTGTAGATTCTTCAATGACGAGCCATGATTCTGAATTGACATTCTCATTTTTACCCTCTGACTTTTTTTCAGATTCAAATATCTCTTTCTTAAACTTTCTATAGATATTTTTCATACGACCTTTACTGTCTGGTTCTTCTTCGTATTCCTTGAAATAATTCTTCAACTCTTCTTTAAATATTCTTTGTGAATATGGGTAAGGTACTTTTGCATCATCGCAATATACCTTGTACATTTCCCAAGAAGCTTTCAAAGTTGTCTCATCATCCCTAGAAAATACAAAATATGAATCCATAACAAAGTTATAAAAGTCATTTGATGCCCCCATCATATCAATTGGGATATAGCTGTCATAAGCATCTGGTTCTTCTTCATAAACGGTTTTGCAATGATAAGCTATAGCGCCTAATTCAAAACCAACCTGCTTAACAACCTGTTTATATTCTCTACTATTCAATTTATTCCCTGATGGAGTTACATCGATAAGTCTTCGAATAAGACCAGATTTGCCGTCCGTAATCTTTACAGGTTTATTTGTACCCATAAATAAGAAAGCATTAAATCTGTTAGAATATGTTGACTTGAACTTTTCATTTACAGTCATAAGCTCGTGAGATACAAGACTATTTAACCTAGTGTTATCCTCAATATGAGATAAATCACCATCATGTTGGATAGCCACCAAAGGATTTGTCTTGAATGCCTCCAAAGCAAATACATTGCTAGATGAACCTAATGCTTTAGCATCAAAGACCGAATAATATCCTTTAAATAATTCCTGTATAACGTTAAGAATTGTTGATTTACCCGTTCCAGCAGCGCCATAGAATACCATAAATTTCTGAATCCATTTAGAGTCGCCAGTGATTACCGCTCCTATAGCCCATTCAATCTTATGTCTTTCTTCTGGAGAATATAAAGTTGAAATGAGCTTATCCCATGCTGATGTGTCGCCTTTTTCCAAAGGATACCCCAATCGCTTACTTGCGTAATCCTTCTTAGTTGTCTTAGTGTTTGCAAATATGAGTGTTTCATCTAATGGATGAAAATTATCTCTCATCTGCTTTTGACAATATTTGTGCCAAGAATCTATCACGCCAGTTTCGCTGTCCCACATATGAAGAATATAAACGCTTTCGCCCATGGAACGTTGCTTATACTCATCAGCAAATTTATCCAGTTCATGGTCTATCATTTGAATTACATCCTGTTCATCTGTAGACCACAAACCAGACTCTTCAATCCAGACTGCATAAAAATCTCCACCTCGTATCATGAGGTCTGTGCTTCTGTTATTAATAATGAATCGAGGATATATCTCTGTAACGCCCTGCTTTTTGCTGCGAGCAGATATTTTTAAAAAATCAAGCATTACATTTCAAGTCCTCCTTTCTAAGATATACCGTTAAGATACCAACACATCTGGTCCCATATCTCAACCATTGCTAAATCACATTTGCAATCCCTGATATAAAACAATCCACCTTTACCGTTTGGCGAGTATTCCCTATCAATGAATCTATCAATGACATCATTTACATATCGCTTGTCGAAGTTATTATTATACATACCACCAAGTTCCATGTTGTTTATCATTTCCCAAAACCACTGCGCAGTTCTATCCCCAACTTTGGGGTTGTCCATAATACTTACTTCACATCTGATCGCAAGTGCAATCATCATCTCCAATACAGTACAAGGTCCAGTTATATATGGTAAGAAATAATCCTCTTCAAATCCCATGAATGATGCGAATCTACGACGAAGCATAAGACCATCAGACGCACGATTAGCATCATTACGCATCTTCCATCTAAATTCTGTTTTATGCAACGCATGTAATAATTCAGAATATGAAACATCCTTGGAAAATCTACCTTTGCAAACTTTATCGCTCAGCCATGCAAAGTATTCATCGTTTATTTCATCTATATTCATTAAATATTCCTCTCATCTGGATACAAATCATAATATTCTTCTGAATTTCGAAGAATTTCATAGTCAACTTCTTTACTATCATCTCTGACATATACGGTATCGTCTTCATACTCACCGAAATGTTCTAAAGATTCAAGACCAACCATCTCATCAATGTCATCAATCTTATTATCGTAGATATCTGTAAGAACACCATCTGAATAATAGTTAAGAGTTGTTGGCTCATATTCAGAGCAATCATACTCGTCCGGTGTAATTACATATGGTCCGGTGTTATTCATACTTTCATCGTCCTCCTTTTCTTCGCTCTTGTTATAAGCCACATACTCCTGTGTTTCTATTATATTTTTAGCGTTTTTTTTTACACCTTCGATGCCTTCTACGCTAGTCAGTTCACTGTTTTCAGAACCGCCTTCTTCAATAATATCTTCGTATGGACCCAAATCAAATTTATACTTTACAACTTCCCAGGTGACTACAGAACCTGCCACAGCACCAAGAATAAATGAAAATATCATATCAATCTTATTCATAGTAAATTCTCCTTATTTTGAAAAATAATGATTTCCTTCACAAAACAGAGGCGTACCATATTCACTGTAATGCCCTGCTGTGAAATATAAAACTTCGTCATTTGTTCGATTAAGTAACTCATCAATCACTAGCTGGTAAATATCTTCCTTAACATAACATCTGTTTATTCGTCCGTTATGCACCGAAGAAAACTGACCTGGAGCGTATATAACCTCACTTAACGAGTTGTCAAAACGCTCGCAGTCAATGCGATTCAGAATAGTATCAATAACCAATCTTTGACCATATTCGCTTTCGCCTTCCGCTTCTGCCATAGTAACTAATGTTAACAATTCAATCTCATCATCTGACATTACGAAGGTCTGCTCAATCACAGACTCTTCTATTTCTGCTATTTCAATGGCATCATCTTCAATTAATTCATCAAAATATAAATCTTCTTCAGCAGTATCGTCGACTTTATACTGCATTGGAACAACAATTTCACTTGAAACACTTGCTTTGAATATTTCGTTCGTAACTGGCTTCTTCATATGAATAGGAATTAATGAAGATACACCAATTACAAACACCATTCCGATAGCAGCTAGTTGGTTCTTAATTTGCATAATACTCCCTTCGTAAAAATACCCTTGGCTCGATTAGTAACCGAATAACCAAGGGTAATCAAACATATCTCGGTATATATTACCTGAGCCCATACTGTTTATTCCTGGGTTCATCAAGATACTTCAAGATATTTCCGTCACAATTATAATCGATTATAATACTTCTTTCGTATCCATTAACGAAATCAACGGCTCTGGGATTATCTAAATCGAATAATCCAAAATCAATACAATTGTCGCCTATAGGATGTTTCTCATCGTAAACCCAGCCAGCTACCTGACCAGCTGCTGTTATCGGGAATCCAAGTGCGTTATTAACGTCATTTACGAACAGACGTCCCTCAGCCTTAAGTTTATCATTCAGATATCTCTGCTGATTAATGAGAAACATCTTATTAGCGCCTGGCGTCTTGCTCCAATTTACATTAGATTCATCAAATATTACAGCAAACTCACTAAGTGTATTAGGATCATATACTTCTATAGTCTTCTTAACTTTTTTCTCTTTTCCAGTCTTCTCATCGATAACAGTTGTTTCAATTTCTTCCTGCTTTGTGTTGAATCTAAGCTGTTTATCAACATCTTCCCCAAAACGCTCAACAACTCTCTGTCTATATTCCTTAAGAGTCTTGTTAGTTGAGGCATAAGCAGCTGCAAGTGCAATATTTCTCTTCCTGAGAATATTGTTAGATGTAAGAATTGCTGTGAGTGATAATCCACCTAATATAACTGATGGTGCATACAGCTTTACGATATCCATTACCATATGCGCTCTGATTATCACTTTATCCTTAGCGGCATCTTCTTCTGTATACTCTTCTGAACCTTCTGGTAACATATCTGGATTAGCTATAACCTCATCAGTCTTGATGATGTCGTCATTAGCCTTATTGATGATATCGCTTAGCTTTGTTGTTGCTCTGCAAGCCATCACACCACTTGCACCTACACCAATCACACCAGCACATATAAGAATCTCAGGACTATATTTCTTTACCTGAAATCCTACCTTATTCAACATTCTTGAAGCCTTGTTTGCTACATTATTAAAATTAAACATTATTTATCTCCTTTCAAACCATCAATATTAATATTAGATGAACTTATTCTCTCATTATCTGCAAACTGCATATTATTGGTGTTTTTAGCAGCCTGAATTTCTCCGCCCAATGCTGCATAACCACAAATATCAATCCAATTATCGTCTTTATAAACACCACTAGAATTCCGAGCGACCTTCATAAGAATCATCATATTGGCAACATCTTCAGATAATATCTCTGTGTTCAGATATGCACTCCACATATCTGCAATTGTCTTAAAACTATCTTCAGCATCGCCATATGTTCCCTGACGCTCACCATTAATGATTGACTCCGCCTTTCTTAGAATTCCATTTCTACTTATTGAATTACTACTATTCATTCTATTTTCTTTAACGTATGCCATAATATAAACCTCCTATAAAATCCACATAACCAGCTTATATGTAAGAGCCATAATAAGCACCATTACACATATTGTTATAACAGCTGCAAAAGCATATCCTAAATAATATCCTAATGATTTCTTCATAGTTCCTCCTATCTTAAAGGCTTAGCCTTTGGTAATCTGAGCATGTAATCGCCTCTGATACAAACAACCTCTGCTGAACTTAAATTAGTCCATCCATAATCATTGTCCGTGTAATTGTGACTCATGCCTACTGCATCATATAAATCCCCGACACTTACTGAATCATAGGTATCGAGAATATCAAGTAGAGTGTCTAAAACTTCTTTAGCATCAGACCGATTATCAAATATTAATTCTTTATAGTCATATGCATATCTTGATTCCCGTCTCCGCTCTCTGTCGTCACGGTCTCTATCAGAATAACTTCTATAAGAGACATACGTTGCTCCATTAGAATACCTGTCTCTGTCGTCACGGTCTCTACTTGATCTCCGTGTGTCGCCATACAGAAGAATGTCAATACCATCTTTTACAATATCTGACATTAATTTCTTTACAGCTGGTATAAGCACACTTCCAAAAATATAAGACTGCATTCCACTAGCTTCTGGGGATATGATAGAATCTTTCATCTTCGCAATCTCAGATTTCTTCTTAGTTCTAACCCTACCACTGGTTACTTTGCTTACCTTTTTCTCTTCTGATAATTTAGCCTGCTGTTCAGCTTTATATCTGTGAGAGTTTGGTTTAATATCCATTTTTACTTCGCTCATTGAACGTCTCCTTTAATATGTTTCTAGCAATTTGCCAGGAAGAGAAATATTTGTTCCTGCAATCCTGTTATTCTGCTTTTTAAATTGATAAGCTAAATTGTTTCTTGCTTTTGCCTCGGAAGGAGCATATGTCTCTCCTTTCCAATTACTAGCAATACAAACATTAAACGACATAATTGGTCCGTTATAGACATATCTTGGCATATTAATATCTCCTTTCAGCCAAAAGAAAAAAGGAAGACACTCTGTTAAGAGCATCTCCCTCTCGGTTTAATAAATATTCAATTTTCTTCTACAGCTTCATCATTGCTGTCATCATTATCAAGAACTGTGTAATCGCCATCCACATAATCATTCATAGCTTCCAAATCACTATGTCCAGATTTCTTTCCCAGAGCGTAACATAATATCATTCCTAAACCTGCACCAACTCCAATTCCGAGTTTCTTGCCGTTTTTCTTAATAAAATTACGTACTTTCTGTCCTTTACTCTCTGAAACTGCTGTGATTTCAGTAGCTTCTTCTGATACCTGTGTATCTTCCATTTCAATTACCTTCTTTTCTTCGTTTGACATAATATAAATCCTCCTAGAATATAATTAATTGGATATGTATTTACCCATTAAAGGTGTTGTTTTTAACGCGTTTTCTCATACTTGTAATGCGGTAGTACTGCATATTCAAGTACCCAGCATAGTTCACCATCATCAGTTGAACTCGGGACCTCTGTAATAGTTATCAAACCATCACTATAAATGTTCCAACCCATGTAATCCGATACATCGGTATGTTTTAATCCAATCTCATCATACCATTCTGACAAAGAGATACATTCTTCCATACCACCTGTAAGTCTATAATTGAGTCTATTAATAGCCGCCTTAACGTCTTCCAAATCCATTTCAAATGGGCGACCAGATATTGGTTCGATACATAAAGGCTTTCCCTTACGTACAAAAGATGGCTCAGTAGAACTAATTTTTTCTACTTTCTTAGCATCTACTTTCTTCTGAACCTCTCTCTCTTTCTCTTCACCGATGGTTTCAATCACTTTCTCTTTATAATCACTGAGTGTATTAGCGGCCAACTGATATGCCGTAGCAAGAGCAGCATTTCTCTTTACATGAACTGTGCTTGCTCCAACTATGCAACCAATAGATAATGCTCCTGAAATCATCGCTGGAATATATGGTTTCCATGCAATCTTTACAACTTCTATAGGTTTAAGCTCATCTGCTTCTTCCTCTTTTTCTTTCTTAGCTTCGTCTATTAACTTCAAAGCTTTTGGCGTTGCTTTGACAGCAAGAATAGTTGTCGTAATCATTCCTGCAATACCTACACCCACAGCAATTTCAGGACCATATTTTGACACCTGTTTTGCTATGGGTCTGAATATCTTTTCTAAATTAGTTCTCATTCTTTTTCTCCTCTAACTTCTTATCAAACATGCCGATATACCTGTCACCAAATATTTCTTTCTTATTATTCATAGCATCTTCAAATCCAATTGCTGCTACTATGGCATTCTTCTCTGCATCAAAAGCAATAAACTGAATTTTATTAATTCTTAAATAATCCTTAACGACGTCCATTGCCTCATTAAATTCTTTCTGTGTTGGGTTTGTAATAATGTTGTTCATAGTAAATTCTCCTTTTTTTGATATTAAATATTTTAGTGTTACATAAAAAAGAAAAGAGGCGCCGTTAGGCAACCTCCTCGTCCTTAGATTCGAGCTTATCAATCTTTTCGCTAAGCTCATCGATTTTCTTACTTCTCTTACTGTCTACAACTGCTGTGATAAATGTCATAATTCCCATAGCAGCTGGTATTATAAGAGTTTTAAAATCAAACTTATCTTTCATGATTAATCCTCCTTTCCATAATAGGCTAAGTATTTGACACGACAATCAATAATAATCGTCGAAATTTACTCTTGGTTCAAATGGCATGTCGATTATATAGCATCTCCTACCATCTGGAAGGTCCTTTGAAACATGATTGAATTCAATCCAGAATTCACCTTCATCAGTTGGAGCCCATCCCATTTCATCTAATTCGGGTCGTTCTTCTATTCCAATAAAATCATAAAACTCATTAAGCAAAGCTGCACCAGCCAGAGCGAAGTTTCTATTCAAATGATATTCAGCGTTCATAACCTGCTCAACAGTAGCTTCAAAATACCTATCAGATATCGGTTCATAAAATAATACAGGCTTACCAACATTTTCATCTAAATATAATGCGCAAGATTTGCATCCTAAATAAGAACTTGAAATATATCTATTCTCTGCTTTCTCAGCTGCAAGTTCAGTGATTATCTTTTCATGAGCATCCTGTCCGTATAATTCAATAAGTTTTCTCTGATAATCTTTGAATCTCTGGTCTAATAATCCATATGCACTTACTAAACTTGCCTGGCTCCTTTTATTTAATATATTTGCGCCAAATATACATAAAATAGTCGCTGAGCCTGTCATTATGGCTGGTAAATATGCAGGTAACATAGCTGTTGCTTTTTCTGCAAATGTAAGTTCCTTTCCTTTCTCATCACTAGCTTCCTTAAGCAATCTTAAAGCTTTAGGTGTCTGTTTAGCTGTTGTTACAGCTGTTGCTACTACACCAGCCGCACCAATAAATGTTAGTACTGTAGCAGTTTTGCATTTCCATCGGTAATGTGACTTCATGCTATAAATCCTCCTTATTATAAAAAATAAAAAGAGAATAGAATGGGACTCGAACCCATGGCCCGCAGAATAAATCTGCTGCTCTACCACCTGAGCTACCTATTCTCTCATTAGATAAATTGTTTTTTACGCGGATAAAAAGAAAGAGCCCTTGTTAGGACTCAGTCTTCATGTTTTTTCAACATATCCTTCAACAAATCTAATTTGTCATCAATTTTATCAAGCATTATTGCTTCGCTAATTAATACTGATTTTGATGCCTCTATTAATCGTAAAGAACCCTGAACAAGTAACAACGTATCAGAATCCAACTCCTGTATGCTATCCTTGTTTCCAAGTTTCTTTGCAATTACCTCAGCAAGAACATCTGTCTCATTGCATAATCTTTTAACGCTTACTTTCATAATACTCATAATATAAATCCTCCTTATTGATTTATTGTTTTTCTCATAAATGTATGTGTTTTTACGCGTATAAAAAGGAAGAGCCTAAGTCCTAAGACTCAAGCCCTTCTTTCATCAATCCCTAGTAATAAGTTTTTTGATTCGCCATACCAAAAAACCAATACATACTATAACGTCCCCAAATATAAGTATAGCCGCACTGCCTATTACACTTGCACTAAGCACTACAACCGTAGTTAGTATAAAAACGATAAGTATCAAAATAATTAATAGTATCATTTCAACCTCCTTATTACTTTCAGTCATTAAAGGGATTGTATATCGTGCGAAAAAGGAAAAGCCCTTGCGGGCTCAACCTTAAGCATTTGATGATGACCATTTCATATCATTCTTTGAAAATATTTCACTGATACCGTTAATTGTCCGTACTCTATCAGAAACCATACTGTCACGACTATGAATTGTAACACCTATCTCAAATTTAAAATCTTCGATGGCATTAGCAGCCTTAATCATTTCATCAAATTTCTCCAAGAATTCGTCAATCTTCTGTGTTCTCTGTTCTTTTTTCATTTTGAAATCCTCCTTAATGTTTCATCACTTTCTCATAAAGGAACATGTTTCTTACACGAAAAAGAAAGAGCCCAAGTCCTAAGACTCAAGCCCTTTGCTTTACTTTCTACATATCTTTGATTTAATTTTTTCTTTTACTGTCCTATAAGTATCAACAACTGGTTCTCTTAACTCTGGAGTAACTGCAATAGCTACACCAACTGCAACTGTCGGTATTACTATCTGAGTCGTCCATTGTCTAATCTCCCTAGCTGCTTCAATAGTCTTCCAAGTCATATTAATATCCTCCTTATATGTATTTCATTAAGGAGTATGTTTTTTATGCGACAGAATTACCACTGATTTACATATATTTCAAAAGAAGCATAATTAACATCTTCTGGAATATCCATATCAAATGGTGTTGTTGAATTTGCCGCAACTTTTTCAACATATGTATTATCAATTCCAACTATATTTTCGCTACCGTCTTTTAATAACATGACAACTACAGCATCATCAAATGTGTCGTTATTATCGTTTTTGATTTCACCAACAATCTTATCAGAACGAACTGCTGTATTAACAGCTTCTAACGGCTTGTATTTGTCAGTAGATGATTTTTTTACATTATAGTCTTCGACTGGTAATGCTGAAAATTCAACTGTGTCTGGAATACCATCTACTCTGAATGCCTGACTTCCATAAACGAAATCCTGTTTAGGATATATAATACTACATGTTTGATCATCGGTTCCTAATATTGTTCCGCTAGCATCCTTAGCTGTTATTCTAAACGATGGATATTCAATAGAACTATTGTCATTTGGGTTATATAAATCTACATAGTAATATAACCACTCATCGTCTACAACTGTCCAACCAGAATCCTTTATTTCAAGTTGCTGAATTTTTTCACTATTTTGATTTTCAGTCATACTATTATTGTTGTTTTGTACTACAGAATTTGAATCTTGTCCATTTCCGCAGCCAACAAAAGATAACAATGATGCCGATAACATTACCATTGATAGTGCCTTTTTGATTTTCATAATATAAATCCTCCTTAAAATTAAAATACATATCTATTATTATAAATATATCACAGAATAAATATAATAGCAATTAATAGTGTTAAATATCACGCTTATCAAAGCAAGTTTCCCAACGCTCTCTTGGAATTGGTTTCATTTTGAGTGCCCACATGAGCTGTCTTACAGTTATCGTTGGATATAATCCGTCCGTACACTTCCCAGCACGAGCATCAAATAAATCTTTAAAACCAATATCCAAATATATTGGGTCAGTAAGCCAAGGGTCTATAGCAGTCCACCATGTATGTTTTGTTTCAGGGTTATACCGCTGCTGTATAACCGCTAACCCTTTATCGTCAATCTTATATAATGTACATTCGTTATATACTGGATGATTACAGATGTATCTTTTTCCATATAATGAATAATATATATCTGGCTTATTAAAATGATATCTCATTAACTCACCACCTAAGTTAAAAGAAAGAGCCCTTGTTAGGACTCCGTCTCTGATTTTTTTAATCACTTTTCGATTCTTACCAGAATGTATTCTGGATTATTCAAATAAGATTCAAGCTCATTAAACATCAAATAATCTAATCGCTTGGACCTAAACACATAATTATCCGTACCACTCCTTGTTTTAGACTCCACTAAAGTCAAGAAGTATATTTTATTATACTTGTTTATATCCAGCGATTGTATTGTTTCTAAACTTTTATCTAATTGAATGATTATCATAAAATATCACTCTCCTTTCATAAATGTATATGTTTTACGCACGAAAAAAGAAATAGCCCAAGCATTACGCCTGAGCCACCACTTAATAATATCTTAATTCTTTTTTCTTTCCTGAAAAACAATTCCAATGTTCATCACTGAACTTACGAAATAACAAGCATCTTCGTGACCCATGCCAAGCTCCTCTAACTTTTTACTTCGTTTTCCAAGCTCAAGCGTTAATCTTTTTTCGCTCATCTCTCTCGCTTCCGTAATAGTAATGTTATCAATGTTTCTGTTCAGCATATTAAATTACCTCCTTAAAATATTATTTATTCATAAAGGCATATGTTTTTAAAGCGAAAAAAGAAGACACTAAGTTTCCTTAGCGCCTCCTAAAATGTAACTACTTCCTAAAGTGAATCAATGATTTAACATAATCCCTTCCATAGGTTGATGAGAATATTCGTCCGTCCCCATCGAATTTAAATGCTTTAAGAGCTGCCCAGATACTTACAACTCCTCCAGATATGCCGCCTACAACCCACATAGCCACTTTAGCAATACGGTCTTTCTTAGCCTCATTAAGTTGCTGTGTCTTAAACTCGTTACCCTCTTCTCTGGCAAGAGCTTTCTCATCAGCATCATAATCAGCTTTTTCAAGTTCTGTACGCCTGTCAATGTACTTGTGAAGTAGATTTGATAACTTTTCGTACTCTTCAGTACCTGGCTCCATTTCATTCAATTTCGCTGAGATTCGTCCAATCTCATCTTCCAATACACTTCTTGTGTTCATTGAATTGACCTCCTTTATTTTATAGTCATTAAAGTACTTGTTAATTCTGCGAATCTTTAATAAGAATAATTCGTTTCTTATTAAGTAAATCCTGGTTAGGTACGATAGCAACATTTACTGAATATAAACCAGTGTCACCATCTTCGTCGGATACAGGTTTAATCTTGAAACTTCCGTATGCATCTCTATTACTGCATCTGATTTTATCCAGTAGAATAGACATGACTACACCGATTGCCGCTCCAAGAATAAATGCTAACATAACAGCCATTTCCATTTTGAACTCTCCTTTCTATTCAATTTTCATCAATACGAATATAAGACCTCTCATTGTCACCTTCGTACTGAAAATAAAAAGAGAAAGCATCTTTTATTCTTTCTCTCATTAAAGGGCATGTTTTTAATGCGAATTTATAATTTATTAACATTCTGTTAATTTACTCACCGTCGTATATTGTAGTATAATATAGGCGAAAAATTTAAGGAGGTATTTCAAACATGAAAAAAGAAGAGTATAGCGTTTTTATTGAAGAAATGGCTGATTTGGGTGATGAATGGACTGAGGACGAATTAGAAGGAACATCTTATTCCAAAATGTCCTTGGAAAGAGCCATAAGAGAAAGACGATCATCCCTTGGTAAAATGGATGGCATAATGGGAATGGTCGGTCTCTAATCTAGTTTAGAGGATATGTCGGAATAACATCTGGCATACCCTCTTTTTCTTATTGTCTTTCAATATCTAATAACCAGAAAAATCGTCTGTAAAGTTCATAGTAAACATCTTTGCAACACGGTATATTAAACCTAGCTTTAAGAATATCGTATGAGTACCCTTCAGTAACACCCTGCAAAATATAGAAAGATAGTTCCAAATCAGTTAGTCTTGCGACCCTTTCAATCATATCAATTCTATTAGAATAATAAGCCCTAGCCATTCCATAATCAGCCGTACGGTCACTAACTCCTGATGATTTAACGCCAAGCCCAACTTGATAGGAGTCATATCCGTCTAATATAGAATAAGCTTTCTTCCAATCTGCATACTGTAAACAAAAATGCTTAAGTTCATAGTATCTATGCTTGTCTATGTAATATTTGTTTTTCTCTGATAATACTGGTCGTATCTTTGTTGCCATAATATCATCTCCTTGATTATTATTGCCGGCAAGTCTATTCTAGGTTAAACTTGAGAATCAGTAAAAACAACTTCAGTGGAATTCATTAAGCCATCTATGCATAGTTGCTTCGCATGGGTAATCTTCGTATTCTAATGTATCACTTGTAATACTACCATCTAGCACTCCGTTTATTATCTCCGCAGAATATTGTTTATATGGATATAAATCATCTGGTAAGACCCTATGTATGTGTTTACATACTGGGCATTTGAATCGTTCTATTTTAACGATATTTGAATTTCTATTTTGCGTCCGTACACTTCTCGACACAAAGTCATAGTGTTTTAGGACAGCGCCGCATTCAAGACATGTATGAGTTCTCATAAATACTCCTTTTTGTTGAAGTATAATATAAGATACCTATTGTATTATGTGGTAAATAATGGTAATTATTTTACTCCAAAATTATCTACATAAAATAAAGAGCATCAGCTGTATGCCAATGCTCCTAAAATTATTTTTCTATTCTATTCATTTCATCTATCAATTCAGATAACTCTCTATGTGTATATACATGTTCCGTAATATCTTTTTCTTTATGACCAGATATAAGTTTTAATACATACTCATCCATATGTGCCCTTTTCGCTTTTGTTATAAA